CAGCACGTTACGCGTACGTTACATGACAAATATATTGAAGATCTGGTCTGTAAGTGGTGTGATGACGCCGGTCTTGCAAGGTATGATTTATGTTGTCATGCAAACAAAAGAGATGGCTATCTTGGTGTGGATTCTACTAATCACTCTAATGTAGATGTATGCTGGGATCTGAATGATGTTCCGTGGCCGTTTGAAGACAATAGTGTAGGTGTATTCCGAATGCAAGATGCATTAGAACACATAAAAGACTCTATTAAGACAATGAAAGAATTGCATAGATGTCTAGCTCCTAAAGGTTGGGCGTTAATTGAAGTACCAAGCACAGATGGTAGAGGAGCATATCAAGACCCGACACATGTATCATTTTGGAATTCAAATAGTTTTTGGTATTACACTAAGCAGTCTCAAAGTCAATATATCGGTACCCCAGTAAAGTTTCAACTCAATCGAATTCTAAACTACTTCCCATCAGACTATCATAAAACGCATAATATATTATACACAAAAGCACATTTAGTTAAATTGCATAATGATATATATGTTCCCCCAGGCGGTAGAGAAATATAGTTGAATTCATGAAATTAGATAATAAAATATTAGGTATATGGAAGAGCTCAAACCAGATCAAGCATTGAATATGTTAGTTTCCGCAGCGCGCCAAGCGAGACTCACATACGAGGAACATGCGGCGCTAGAACAAGCGGTCAGAGTGCTATTAACAGTAGTGCCGATGCCCGAACAACAACCGGAAGGAGTTGAAGAAGACGTAGCTGAAGAAGAAGCTACAATTGAATCATAAACTAGCTAATATTAACAACACACACGCCTTACAGGGTATCCTGTAAGGCTTTTTTTGTAAATAATAATAGATGAATACATTATCCGGAGTATCTGCGCAGCCATTAAGTGAATTTAAAAGTACGGCCATTAATGGTCGAGTGACATCTTATGGTTTGTTGGCTGATAGAGTGAGGATGTCTTTAGGAGCTCCTCTGATTAATGTAGAAATTCATGATAATCAAATTTTTGATAATGTCGCCATTGCTTGTGAGATGTTCTCAAAATTCGCTGGTTATACTGAGGAGCTCTTAGTTTTTGACGTTAGTTTGTATGAAGTGGGTCAAGGTATACGATTAGATAAATTAATGTCAATCACCCCATATTTGACTAGCAGATATGCAAATGTTAATTGGCGAGTAGAGCGTAAAGAAACAGGTACTACACAATTTACCAACATTGAAGGAAAATCAGGCCTATCTGCTACTTTAGATTATTTTCTTATCGATGATGAGATTAGTGACCCGGTAGAATATTCAATTAAATTTACTGATGAAAATTACGACACACAAATTTCGAAAGTTTACCTCACGAGCAAGTACGAATCTGGCTCGGCCCTTGCGACGTTTTTGGAGCTGGGTCTTATCTACACGTCTACTCAAGAGATTGCTACGGTAGGTGTAACCACATCTGGCAATAGCGTTACATTATCGCTTACACCATCAGCAGACGGTATGATTGTTATAGGTAAGCACCCCTTTGCTGAAAACCTTTCCCCAATTGAAGTTACTCAGAGAGCAACATATATTGATGGGTTTGATCAAGAATTAAATTCATACAGAAAAGTAATGGATGTATACTCGTTTGAGGAGGGAAGCTCAGGCGGTGTTAACACGCTATTCACGATCGAGCAGTCATTGGCACAGCAAACCTATTTTAGCTATTCCATGGGCAACTACGGGTTCGATCTTGTTAGCTGGTATGTCTTGAAACAGTGGTTGGACATGAGAGCTAAACTGTTAAATGTTAACTATCAGTTTACGTTCAATTCACGCTCTCAATATCTACGTCTTATACCTGAACCAGATAGAGCTAGATCAATGTTCGGCCTAGTAGGGTGTTATGTAGAATTGGCTATTAGGGATTTGGTGAAGGAGCCGTGGGTGTATCAATATGCGTTAGCTTTAACTAAATTATCTGTCGCTAATGTTAGAGCAAAGTATAGCGGGACGAATCTCTTTGGTACTGGAACTATAAATTATGATTATTTGTTCCAACAGGGCCTTGAGGAGAAAAAAGAATTAGAAGAGAAATTATACTCTGGCGCATCTCCCGGATTCGGAGATGCAGAACCACCACAATTCTTTGTAGGTTAATATGCGCAAGAGACGCCACGGTTATCGTCAGGGTGTATACAAGCCTATTAATAGAGACAAATATAAAGGCATAAAAAATCCTATGTATCGATCATCATGGGAATTAAAGTTCTTTTCATGGTGTGATAACAACCCGAATGTGTTAGAGTGGACAAGCGAGAACACTATAATCCCGTACATTAGTCCCTTTGACAGTAAGGTTCATAGGTACTATGTAGATAACGCAGTAGTAATACGCGAAGGTGGTGAGATCAGTAAATATCTGGTTGAGATTAAACCTGAGAAACAAACAAAACCACCGGTAGTAAAAAATTGCCGTAAGAAGCAATCTACAATTCTGTATGAGAAATACACTTATGCTATTAACCAGTCTAAATGGGAAGCAGCCCGGAAGTGGTGTAAGAAGAAGGGTTACAAGTTCTTAATTATCACTGAAAACGAGCTATTCACAAGAAAATAGCGTACAAATAAATAAATAATTGTAGTATATTATGGCGTCACAATACAAGTTGTTAATAGAAACACCTGATGTTCAGCAATTCGAATACATTGTCGAAGAGAAGAACTTAAATGGAGAGAAGAGTATGTGGATCAAGGGTGTTTACATGATGGCTGATGAAGTAAACAAAAACAATCGTATTTACCCTCTTCAAGAGATGGCTCAGGAAGTTAATCGATATAAAAAAGAAATGATTGACACTCAACGGTCGTTAGGTGAGTTGAACCACCCAACCGCTGCAGATGTAAATCTCGAAAGAGCGTGTCACATGGTAACAAAGCTTACTCAAGATCGAAATTACTTTCTCGGTGAATCTAAGCTTCTCTCATCCCCGATGGGTAAGATTGTAGAGACACTTATTAAAGATGGTGTGCAGGTTGGCATGTCATCAAGAGCTTTAGGAAAGCTTAATGAAGATTCAGGTGTTAATAAGGTGCAAGATATGCGATTAGTGGCTATTGATTGCGTTGCAGATCCTAGTTGTCCTAAAGCATTTGTAAATGGTATATTAGAGAGTAAGCAATGGATTTTAAATAACTCTAGTGGTGATTTTGAAGAGGTATATGAGGTTTTTGAGAAGAGTCTTGGATCTCTACCGCGAAAGCAAGTAGAAGAGTTCCTAAAAAACCAAGTACTTGACTTTATAACAAAGATTTCGAGATAAAAAGTATAAATAATTTAGAGTATGTCTGATAACAGAACACAGTTTAACAAAAATGCCGATATCCATCGGTTTATTAAGAGTATAATTGAAAAAAATTACTCCGCAGCCAATAAATATTTAAGCGGTGTTGTTAATAGTAAATTAAAGACAAGAATTCGCAATAGTGCACGTAAAGATTTATTTTAACCATGAGTGACAAAGTATCAGAACAATTGAATGACGCGACAAAAGATATTTTGTCTGAAGAGTCTCTAAACGACATCCAATCAGCCTTTGACGATGCTGTGGCACAGAAAGTACAGCTGCACGTCGAGAAGGCGCTTTTAGAGCAGGATAATGTGCACGCATCTAAGCTTGCCAAGCTGCTTGAAGCTATTGATACTGACCACTCTAAAAAGCTAGAAGCATTAGTTGAAGCTATTGATAATGACCATTCTGGCAAATTGGGCGCCGTTGTTCAGCGTCACCAGCATGCTATTACAGAGCAGGCTAGCGAATTTAAGAGTAACTTAGTTGAGAACATCAGTAATTATCTTGAATTGTATTTGGAGAAAGCAGCTCCGCAAGATATGCTCAACATTGCAGTTCAAAACAAACGCGGTATTGATTTCATCGCCGAGCTTCGCAATTTACTGGCTGTTGATAGTGCATTAGCTAAGGATTCTATTAAAACCGCAGTCCGGGATGGTAAAGACCGGTTGGATGAAGCTGCAGCTGCTGTTGCAACCATCAAGCAAGAGAACGACGAGCTGAAAAAACAAATCAGCGATCTTCACACGGGTATTACTCTTGAAGACAAGTGTAAATCTCTTGATCCAGATAAAGCTGCTTATGTAACCAACCTTCTACGGGATAAAGACGCCCGATTCATAACAGAAAACTTTGACTATACTGTGGCAATGTTTGACAAGACAGAAGATCAACGTCTTGAAGAGATGAAAGCTGACGCTGTTTTGGATTCCAAGACTGTTAATGTTGATCGCCCAGTGTTAGAAGAGTCTGCTCCAGCCCAATCACATAATCAAGATGATGGTCCAGAACATATTGGCCAGATTATGAATGAATTGGGGAAATATTAATTTTATTTGAGGTAATGTATAAGACAATACCTGATTGCTCAGTGAAAGGAGTATCATAGATATTATGGCAAAAGAAGTACATGCTGCGAACGCTTATATCGACGAGACTCGGGCCCGAACCATGTTGGAGAAATGGAGTCCTGTATTGGACTACGCTTCGGACAATGTGGCACCTATCGAAGACGAACATACTCGTTTGAACACTGCTATTCTCTTGGAAAACCAAGAGCAGTGGTGTTTGAAAGAGGCTAACGTCGCCGGTAATACAGGTGGTGTTTTCGGTTCAGTCAATGCTGGCGCCCATGGCAATGCCGCACCCGGGGGACCTGGTGATGTGTATGCTACAGGCGACGCACGACTGCCGAAGATTCTTATCCCGATGATTCGTCGTACGTTCCCCGAGTTGATCACTAACGAGATCGTTGGTGTGCAACCCATGTCAGGACCTGTTGGTCTTGCATTCGCCCTGCGTTATAAATATGACGACTCAGCTCTTGGTGCACCCACGACAGCTAAACCGAACCTTGATGGTTCGATGACAGCTGACAGTGTTTCTCGCGTTGGACCGGATCATGCATCCGCCAACACCGAAACAGGTGGGTCTACTGGTGAGTTGGGTTACCAGCTCCTCGACACACGGTTCACGGGCACATCTTCTGCATCCTTGTCGGGCTTAGGCTCTTCAGGTACAGACTTCGACTTTGTAAGTCAAGACCAAGGTGTTGCTCAGTTGCTCTCCAACTTCGAGTTGACGAGTAACATTCCTCAGATTGTCGTCGCTTTCGAGAAAACAGCTGTTGAAGCTGGTACTCGTAGGTTGGCTGCACGCTGGAGTGTTGAGTTAGAGCAAGATCTGAAGAACATGAACGGTATCGATATCGACACCGAACTCACCAATGCAATGTCTTATGAATTGCAGGCTGAGATCGATCGTGAGATGATTGTTCGTATGATTCAGGTTGCGCTTAATGCTGGT